ATCGGGGGGGCATCCTCTGCGGCGGCTATTGTTCGATGATTTCAAAGCATTTTTTTATTTCTTCCAAGCTGTGACAGCATTCCCCGCCGGGATAGTGATATATAGCCATATAATATCCACCGCCTAAAGGTTGCATATCTTTCAAATACGCTCTAAAACCTCCGTTTCCTTTTATGATATTTGGGTATCCATCTTTTCGCATTTTTTCAATTCTTGTCATGTTCCTATTCCTCCATATTTTCAATTTTTCCCGTTTCCGGGTAAAAGCAAGACCGGGACTCGATCCCGGTTGTAAGCCTATCTTACTTGCTTAACTCTCTGTAATATCTGATGATGTACCCGGCAGCAATGTCGGAAAATAAAGCGGTTATAATTTCCATACTGTCAACCTATTATTTTGCCTTGCTTGCGTGTTTTTCAAGTTCCCTGAAAAGCAAACAGCAAGCTAATTTTTCGGATTCTTCCTCGGTGAATTTTTCCTTTTCTTCTTCTGCCTGCTCCAAGATTTTTCCCACCCAGTCGGATGCAGAACGCAAATAAATTTCATCAGATACAGGGAAAGCGGTTGGAAGTCCTGACATCCAGTCAATAAATAATTCTTGACGGCTCATTCTCCTGCAATCATATTTTACTTTTTCAATGTAAAATGCGTTCATGATATCTTTACAAATATCGTTGTATTCTTTCTTCGCTTCCCTGCCGTTAAAGGTATAATATTCTTCCGCTGATTCGTAAGCGTCAATAATTTCCTTTTTTATGTTCTCCATTGCCTTTTTACAATTTGTTTTCAACATATTGCTTTTACCTTTTCACCGTGTTATAATTGCGGTGCCTTTCTTTTTTGGGTGCCGCTCGGAAGTCTTGCAGGATGCCGGGCGGCTTTTTTATTTGTTGATATTATAATAGCAAATATATTGCACATATACAATAGGCAATATTTAACAAAATAATGCACATATAACCACACATTTATTAGTTAAAATGTATATTGCACATATTTTATTGACAAACTAATGCACATATAGTATATTAAAGATATATTTATATTGTATGGAGGAAATAAGAATGGGTATAAACAAAACAAGCGAAGCACAATTAAAAGCAAGTAGAGAATACGAAAAACGAAACGACCGTATAAATATAGTGTTTCCTGCAGGCACTAGAAACAAAATGAAAGAACTTGGAATTGAAAAGCCGAACACGTTTATTAAAGAAGTAGTTGCAGCAGAACTTGAAAGAATGGAGAAATACAAAAAATAATGCACATATATCTATTGACATATAATGCACATAATGTTATAGTGACATCATGACATCATAAAAGTGATATCATCAAAATGACATCATGACATCATGTAGCTATGACATTATGACATCACGCAAGGGAAGGAGAACAGAAAATGGAAACATTTGATTACAAAGTGCGTTTCCCGAAAGACCTAGAACCGCAGATCAAAGCGCAAGCAGAAAAGAACGGGGAAAGTGTCAACCAGTTTGTTATAGGTGCCGTGATTGCAGCATTGCAACCAGTACAGCCGCAGACAGTAACAGAGCAACCGAAAGAAACACCCGTGGCAGGCTCTAAAAGCCCCATAGACGAGAAAATCGCACTCATGCAGGCAAATGAACGGCTACACGCTTTACAAGCCAAAACAGCGGCAGAAAGAGCCGCTAGAGAGCACGGAGAAGTTACACAAGTTGTTAAACATCCTCCGAAATGGGCGGGCTTACCCGGACAGCGGCCAGACGAAAGTAACGTTGAATGGGTAGAACGCAAGAGGAAAGAAGCAGAAGAAATTTACAAGCAAGGTATGGAACGAATACAAAGAGAAAAGGAGCAGAAAGCATGACAGGAACACCGGAACAGATCACAGAAAAGAAAGCTTACCGGATCCGGTCAAATGTCCGGCAGTTCTTCCGGTATTACCGGGAGCAACTGGAGCATACGGAAAAGCCGGCTTTAAAAGAATTTAACAGGGCAGAACTCCAAGCACTGGAAACAGTACAAGCGGAAACACTCCAAGCACTGGAGAGCATGACAGATCCGGAGTTATTGACCAACAAAACCGCATACGGTGACAGGGCACTAATTGACCGGATCACAGCGAGAGCGGAACGGATAAGAAGAACAGAAAGAGTAACAGAATAAACAGGAATTAAGCAGGTGCAAAGCCTGCTTTTCTTGATCTATTTTCACTGTGTTGTTTTAACGTGCTAAATTTTGTAGACAAATTGTAGACATTTTGTAGACGCAGATAAGATTAAATAAGATTAGATTAAATAAAAGGAGATAAGATAAAAGTAAATAAGTGCAGAAAGACAATGATATACCAAGTATATATAAATACTAGAGCTGACCAGCTACCACCAAACACCCGTCTGCAAAAATCACCTGTCTGTCTGTCAAATAACCCCATTTGTCAAATTTAACCACATGATATTTTTTAATCGCATGATTTTTATATGCTCAGAATCACCGGCAGACATACCACAATAACAAATCGTCAAATGCGTAAAAGGTTGTGATATTATGTTGTGGATTTTTTAATAGTCCTTGTGTTATGATTAAATCAGTTAGGGAGCCGACGCTAACACGGTGCGAGTGACAGCGGTGCAAATCCACCCCCCTCTGGATATACAGCCGCCCAGATTGTAACCAAGACCACCGGAGCCGACAGACCGGAAACGATCAGAAGTCACTAGCTGATCACTTTTTTAGATTTATGTTTTACTGATACACGTTGAGGAGATCAAAAAAACATGGGTTTATTAAGTGATGCCTAGTGATTTTTTATGCAGATTTTTAGGAGGTGCAGAGCATGGAAAAAGTCGAAAACACAGAAACATCCCAGGTATATGAAAATGACATGGAATTATACCTATCCCAGTTCTGCAAGGATCAGAAAATCGAGGATATTAGACAAGAGTCTCAAAGCGTCTGGAATGCTGCTCTTATGTATATTAAACGTCATGCATTTAATGAGCCTGATTGTCTCAAGTCTAAATCCCTTGTAAATACTACTGGATCATTTACAGGTGGAGTTAGTAACTATAACGCTTATAACTATGATTTAGTTAACCGTATATGTGATTATTATATATATATGTGTATGATGTATGATAAAGAGGTATCAGCTATAGGATTTAGCTTATTAACAGGTATAGACAGATATACAATAGCTACATGGAGAGATGAGGGGACTAAATTAAGTCCGTCGTGTTCTGACATCGGCAAAAAGATATCGGATTTCCGTGAAGAGTCTTTAAGCGCAAAACTTGCCACAGCAAAGCGCAACCCTGTAGGGATCCTGGCAATATTAAATCGTCACTACGGTTGGAATCTTCCTGGAGTATCGAGAGAGCAGCAGAACCATAAACAGTCCTTAACTGCTTCGGATTTGCCACAGTTAGGCAGTATAAATGGACAAAATACATCAATGTTGACCGATTTCGGCACAGATGTAGAGAAAAACATAAATGCGAATGAGTAGCAACAACTTTGAAAATGTGCGGAAATATGGGGTAGTTAAGGATGTGTCAATAAACTATTCCATAAAGACGTGTTTAACGCATAGTTAAAACAGCATGAAACACTAGGGGGAGGGGGTCTATCAGAATTTCGCCCATGCCCCCTACTTAGTCCCATAAACTACCAAAAAAATAAAAAGGCTTAGACAGGAGGTGATACTAAACATGGAGTTATCTTACACACAAAACAAATTGCAATTTAACAGACCATCTTTCAAAGATGAACTAAAAGATAAACTTGGAACAGTTTGCTGTAACTGTGGAAGTAATTTAGATGTAGAGTATCACCACATAGTGCCTTTAGCATTGGGAGGAACAAACAATATAGGTAACATTGTACCTCTTTGCCATGTTTGCCATCAAATTGCACATGGTTCTAGGAATATCAGAGACATAAAGAAACCTGAAAACACTGGCAGACCTAGAAAGCCGCCTGTTCCGGGCTGTCTGAAAATCCTAGACGAATATAAGAAAGGCAAGATAGGCAGAAAAGAATGTGAGAAACAGTTGCAACTTACTCAGGGAAGCAAGCTAACTGATATGTGGTTTTATAAGAAATACCTGAAAGATAATCGCATAAAGGTTCTTAAGAACCGGATAGATATGTTAAACACACCAAAATGTTTGAAAATGGATCACTCGCAGGAATTTGTAGCAAGGGTTGTTTATGAAGACGGAAAAGAAGAAAAGTTCTTCGCCTGTGGTTGATTTTAAAAATTTCCTCAAAAATAAAAAAGACCCTTAGGAGGTGTATCACATGATTTTCATTTACATAGTTTTAGCATGGATACTGGTTCAATTACATGCTCCTGCATGGGTATATATCCTGTTCATCATCGGAGTATTTTTAAGAGCAGTAGTCACTGGTAGAGATTAAGCGTATGCAGATATTTGGGAAAGAAATAAAAGACGAATGTTCAAAATGCGGTGAAGTCCTGCAATGCGAATTATTTCTGCAAGGTCATGGGATTAAGAGAGACCGTGAGAACGTTACGGAAATGGTTAGCTGTCAGATGAAGCACCAAAAAATCAGACTTGATAAAGAGCCTAAAGAAGATTTGCCAGTTAAGGAGAAATGCGAATTGCCACCGGAGATTAAAGAGATTTACACAGAGGTTTGGAAAATACATAAAGAGTGTGCTAATCCGAAAACGGATGATGACTGGTCATATCTTATCCGACAAGGCAATCTGCTGATTAAAATGCATAACAATAGCCAGTTTGCTAAAGCACTGGTAATGGCAATGATCGATGAAATTGAAGGAAGGACGAAGAAAAAATGCTTGGATTCATGATTTTAAAAATAATGACAACGTTGGTATTGACAGTTTTAGCAATATCTGCTTTATGGTATGCTCCAAAACAGAAAACAGCATCAGACGGAGTTATTTTATTTGCGTTCGCAATGTTCCTTGCATTTGGAATAACTTTTATGTGGGTATAGCCTATGTGGTTACCGGAGATTATGCGAATTATCCCATATCACATCGTTGAATGGGTTAAATTCATAAAGCCATTGTTATTGCCGAATATTTGGTGTTGTGTTGGCATTGGATATGTGGCAGAGAAATCAAGGCATCAAGAGTGTATGTAGCCTGTGGGTGGGAAACGAAAAATGGAAATATGCGTTCGACAACACCAAGTTTTTTTAAAGTACCGTACACAGGCGTAAAAATTTTTTAGATAAAGCAATATAGGGTGTTTCACGAAAATAATCCGGGAGCAGATGGTCTCTCTCCCGGAGTTTAGGACTATCGCCAAGCGGTAAGGCACAGCACTTTGACTGCTGCATTCCCAGGTCCGAATCCTGGTAGTCCTGTTTCGCAGATGTTTTCTTCTTTCGGTCTTTGCCATCTGCGAATTGTCTTCCATACTTTTCCATTGGAGACACTCCTTTCACCTCATAGCGGAATGCTGTTAAGAGCCGTCGCAAGGCTCGTGAGGGTTTAACCGGTTTATGATAGCCCGGTTTTTGCGGAATATAGTTGTAGGTTTTAATCCGTGGGTTGTCAGTAAAGACATTAAAATCCCGAACAGCCATTGCGGACATAAAATTGGCGTAGGTGGTTGGGTCGCTCCCAACTAGCAGGTAACTGGCGGATGCCCTGCGAAAATAAAAATAGCCATAAGTGTTGCGCTGTGTCAGCGCCTTAAATGTAGGCATACAGCTTATGGAAACGCACATTGTGACGTAGCGCAAATGGAGAGAGCAACAGTCTTCTAAGCTGTGGGGTATGGGTTCGAGTCCCTTCGTCACAATGGGTGTTGTTGCAAGTACACTCCGAGTATGCTTATTACAGAAGCATAGGGGATAAATACACCGGTTAATGTTTATCTCATGGGAACTTGATGGAGCCGCTTGCGGCTGACTAAAAAATCCTTGGGTGGGAGATAACCAAGTAAAAAACCTCCCGACTGCAGATATGGTGTAATGGTATCACAGTAGCTTGCTAAGCTATCCAGCAGAAATGCTGTCAAGGTTCAAGTCCTTGTATCTGCGTTTATACGAGTGGGAACGCATATCATTGTTCGCAGTGGGATATGCATAATTGTGAGTTGAGATACCTGTTTTAGCAATTAACCATGTTATATTTGCCATGTGTCCGGTTGGTCGAGGGTGCTGTCTTGAAAACAGTTTGGATGTAAAAGTCTCTGGGGTTCAAATCCCTAACATGGCGTGCGTTGCTGAAGGATGCGACCTGTGGTTGCTATTGAGAAGTGAAAATTCTAGAAAGTAACTTTGTTGAGGTGGCGACAAATCCTCTTGTTTTGGAAAGCAATGAAAAAGTTTGACCGTTTCAAGTTTCAAAAAATCGTGAAAACTTTATATACGTCTGTCTGTTGGTCAGAATGTGGTCTCCAAAACCTCTAACGAAAGTTCGATGCTTTCCGGGCGTGTTTATCCTTATCTCCACTTAGTCTGGCACTACTGCAATAGTTCAGGTCGATGGGAGATGTATGGATAGTAGTTGCTCATTATCGGTCAACGAAAAACACTTCTGCGAGTAGAATTTGCAGATTCAAAAGTAGTCGGAATTGTTTGGGTCGGGTGGGTTCGACTCCCACGGCAACTATTCCCTGGCTAAAACGTAAGCCACATACGTTTAGCGAAAACCAAGCCTATGAAGTAGAGAAAAAGACAAGACTGTGAGATTGTGGATAGTCAGTGACAAGTAGGTGGTGCACATTTGGTTATGGCAAGCGCAAGTCATAAAAGGTTTTACGGTGTGATTCCCATGTATAGCTTCAGTGGTAGAGCGGCATCCGCATAGGATGTGTGTCGGCGGTTCGATTCCGTCTGCATGGGTTATGGAGGAATTTTTCATGAATGGATTTCACTTTATTCTTCAAGATTGTTGTCGGTATTGCAAAGATTTTGAACCGAAGCTGATACAAGTGAATATAACAACCGAAATATGCTTGAACAATATTGCTTGCGCAAATCTTGATAAATGTGAACGGTTAATGGAGAGATTGAAAAACAAAACAGAGGATTGAGTATGTGCGAACTTTGTGATGGAAAATTTATAAAAATTGATAATGTAAAGCATATCGGCAATGATAATGACAAATTGATAGAAACATCTGAATTGCATGATATGACTATTGGTGTTGATATTTCAGTTGATGCAGTTAATGAATATGCAAAATCGATCTTAGGAAGATACCCTAAAGACAATATGGAGTTTTCAAATGCTTTGGTAAAGAAAATCTTAGAGGAAACAAAATCATTAGCGAATAGTGTGAGAAAGGATTGAGGTTATGAAAATAACTGAAATGAATAACTGCATCGAAGAAATGCGTAAATGTTATAACTTTAATGATGATAAGACTGAAATAAGGCTTGGGGATATGATAAGTGGCTTTGACAAATATGTAACTGTCTGTACACGTGATGAAAATGGAACACAGATTGAAATGACAAGACATGCAGACGAATTAGAATAAACAAAATCACCGGCTAACAAACGGAGTTAGTCGCTAACCTAGAAAAATTATAGGCAGAATCCTATAAGGCACTTCTGCCACAAGCGGAGGTGCCTTTCTTTTGGCAAGTCAGAGTCTTATCACAGCAGTAAACAGCTATGACAATTACATACAGCGCAAAGGGATTGATGAACAGGTCATTGATGCGTATATACAGGCATTATCGGTTGCATTTCGGTCAGAAAATGATGTTAAGTACGGATTGCAGCAATCAGCAAAAACAAAGTCACTCATTGCAAAATATGTCAGAGAAAAGACAGGCGGAAGAGTTGCTGATTTGGAAGTATACGCAGGGGATAATGATACATCATATAAAATTTTAGATCAATTTTACAATGTTTTAATGTATGAATCAGCATATCTAGTTGACAGCTTTTTTTATTACATTGAAGTTGATGAAAAAGACCCGTGGAGAAGATTTTATTTTCCAAGAAGAAACGTTTTAAAACCAGTAGTAGGAGCATATCAAGAGATTTACGATGGAAAACTGGATTTCTTATCAGTTTCACAACCGAAACGTACAGGAAAGACAACCGGAGGATTGAAACTGGCACAAATGATGGGTGGAAGAGACCCAGATGGAAGCATTTTCGGTGTCGGTAAAGGAGAAGGACTGGTAAAGAGATTCTACGGTGGTCTTTTGCAAGGATTTGAAACAGAAAGCACCTATCAGCGGTTTTTAAGTGTTTTCCCGGAAGCAACAAAAATAAGCAAAGATGGATACAAGAGCGCAGAAAATCTATCAATAGACCTTAAAAGCAAAAATATTTTTCCAACATTTACTTGTAGACCTATTGACGGTGCAATCGTAGGTTGTACGGAAGCAAATGTGCTTGTCTATATTGATGACTGCGTAAAGAATCACGAGGAAGCAAGAAACCGTGATAGATTAGAGTTCCTGTGTGAAAAGGTCACAGATGACGTTTTAGGACGTAGATTAGAGGGTACACCCATTATTATCCAGGGAACAAAATACAGCCTGTATGACCCTATTACAGCGTTACAGACCAAAGCTGATGAACTAGGGTGGAGATGGAAAGAGGTTGCAATTCCGGCACTTGACCCTGTAACGGACGAAAGTAACTGGGAAATATACCGAAAGGACAAGCGAGGTCTTAGAAAAATATTCACTACGGACTATTACCGGAAAGAAAGAAAACTTGTTTCCGAAGAAACCTGGGCGGCAGAGTTCCAACAAGAGCCATACGAAGCAAAGGGAAGAATGTTCTCTGAAAGTGAGTTAAATTATTTTGAGGAACTTCCAGTTGACAGAGAACCAGACGCAATCATGGCGGCCTGTGATAGCGCAGATAAAGGAGAAGATAGCTGCTCAATGCCTATCGGTTATGTGTACGGAAACGAGGTCTACATAGTAGATGTTGTGTTTGATAATGCAGGAACACAGTTTACGAAGCCGGAATGTGCAAATATGCTTATTAAGCACAATGTAAAGACTGTGACATTTGAGAGTAACAGTGCCGGAGAATACTTCGGTCGTGATGTTATGGACATTGTAAAGTCGCAGGGAGGAAGATGTAGCGCAAGGTTTAAGTTTAACTGTTCCAACAAAATTACGAGAATGGAAAATGCAAGGGATAATGTAATTCGTGATTATTATTTTCGTGATTTCAAGAAAATGGACAGGCAGAGCCAGTACTACAAATTCATGAAGGAATTAACCACTATGACACGTAGCGGAAAAGTAAAACACGATGATGCACCAGATAGCATTGCATTGTTTGAAAATGAGATGCGTAGCGGATACATAAAGCCAACAGTAATTTTGCCAAGCCCTATATAGGAGGTAAATCGAATGGTGACCAAAGAGGTTTTATCTCAATACATAGATTTACAGGAAGAAATCAAAGAAGTACAGCAGAAGATTAAAAAACTTGAATCGGATATCAGAAAAATTGAATCGGATGGGAATGTTGTTGACAGCGTATCAGGTGGATGCGGGGGCACTGAACATTTCCGTATTGAAGGATTCCCTTATCCAGAGTACAGCAGAAAACGAACTTTGCTTTATTCAAGAAAGGCTACTTTACAGCTTTTAGAGGACGATTTACTGCAAAAAAATAATGAAGTCGAAGAATTTATTGCAAGCGTTCAGGACAGTCGTATAAGACGGATCATAAATTTACGTTTTATTGAAAAATTATCATGGAACAAGGTTGCTGATAGAATCGGTGGTGGAAACACAGAGGATAGCGTAAGAAAAGCATTCGATCGTTACATGGCAAATTAAACTTGTCCGATATGTCCGATTTTTCCGTGATACTATTAAGATGCAGAAAGATTCCAAGATATTTTTCATTTCCTCCTCAGATAATGTGAAGACTCCAGAAATACCGCTTTTATCAGCAAGGGCGGTATTTTTGTGCGCAGAAAAGAGGTATTTATGATTTTTAACCAAAAAATTAGAGTGTACTGTCCGAAATGCGGACGGTTGGTCGGTGAATGCAGTTCAAAATCACATATCGACAAGAAATATAAGTGCCGGAATTGCAATAAGATGGTTGTTTACCATACAGAGACCGGAGAACGTGAGATTAAGAAACCCCCAAAAAGAGATCAGAGTAGTGGAATGACATTTATGTAGGTGATAAAAATGCAAACTGGAAGAATTGTACTTTATACGGATGTAGAAGAAATTACATACAAAAATGTCATTGATGTTTTGAGAAATGCCATGACAGACCATAGGGTAAATGCAGCAAGGATTAAATACCTCATGGAGTATGATGAAGGAAATCAACCACTTAAAAGAAAAAAGAAAGTAAGAACAGAAATTGATTGCCATTGCGTAGATAATGTGGCAAATGAGATAACGGAATTTTGGAGTTCATTCGGCTTCGGGAATCCTATTACGTTGGTTCAGACTGGAGATGCAGAAGATAAAGAAATTGCAGAGGGAGTAAAAAACCTTAATAAGCAATACAATCTTGTAAAAATCAAAACAAAAACACAAGAAATTGCAAGACCTATGTTAATAGGTGCTATTTGCAATGTTTTAATCGACGTAAATACAGAATGGAAACCTGGGAAAGCATATTTTACATATGATGTACTTAATCCAATGACTTCATTTGTTATCAAGTCAAGCTATTACGCAGATCGAAGAACAATGCTTGGAGTAACATTCCGGCATGATAAAAACAGCGGAAGTACATACTACACTTGTTACAGTAAAGACAGCAGATACGAAATTAGGGATATGAACAAAATCATCAATGGCGATGCTGTTGAAGATGATGCTAATAAATGGAAACACGAAGAAAGAAGCGGAGAAAAAAATCCTTTAGGAGTTGTCCCTATTGTTGAGTATTTCCGGTCTTATGATCGTATGGGAGTGTGGGAGCGGCAAATTTCCGAAATGGATAATTTGAATCTTATGATTTCGGATTTCTCCAATGATGTTGACCAAAATACACAAGCTATATGGCACACGAATGATGTTGATTTTCCTACTGTTGAGGAAAAAAACGAAGATGGTACAGTTACAGAAAGCGTAAGAAAGCCAAAGTCTGGTGAATGGATGCAAACATATACGGCATCCGATGGAAAAACACCTATTGTAGAAGCACTTGCTGTTAATTATGACTACGAAGGAATGCTTAACAATATACAGGTACGGAGACAAACAATCTTGCAAAAGTGCAATGTACCGCAAAGAAATGATAATTCTGGTGGCAGTACTGGTGTCGCAATGAGTGATGCTACAGGGTGGAGCCATGCAGAAGCAGCGGCATCAAAACAGCAAATGATTATTGATTCGTGCAAAATGGAAGAGGTTGAGGTTGTGTTAGCAGCTATCAATGCATCTTCCTATGTTCCGCAAGATGATCCAATGAGAAAACTTACAATAGCTGATTTAGAGCCAAACATCAAGCGACAAAAGACATACGAAATGTCAACAAAGGTGAATGCAATGGCTACTATGCTCAGTCATGGATTTAGTCTTGAAGATACTACTGATTCCATCCCGTTTTTCGATGATCCAAGCAAGGTATGCAGCAGAAGTGGGGAAGGAGTTCGCAAATACCAAGAAACTATTTATAAAACAAATAGTCAAAATGCTGGAGAAGGTGGAGATGGAGAGAAAGAACCAAATTCTGGAAGGACAATGCAAGACTTGTCAGACCAAATTTCTAACAGCCCTTTAATTGATAAGAACCGTACAGACAAATAAATATCATGATATCAAGCCATTGGGTTTTCCCAGTGGCTTTTTATATGCCTTACGTCAGAGAAGACGTTAATCGCAAGAACTTAGAGAAAAAGTATAAAGAGCAAGATTAAGAAAGAATGAGGTAAAAATCATGGCAGATGTAACCACACAGACAACAGAAACACAAACAAAAGAAGTTAGTGGACAACAGATTGAAAGCAAACAGCCTACTGTTGAAGAACTCATGGCGCAACTTGCTACAGAAAGAGCTGAAAAAGAGAAGTATAAAAACAGATCTGATAAAGCTAGTTCGGAAGCAGCAGAGTACAAGAAACAACTTCGATCGAAGCAGACTGCGGAAGAGCAGGAAGCAGAAGCAAAAGCAGAAGCACAGAGAATTGCGGACGAAGAAAGAGAGTCCATGCGAAAGGAACTTAACCACATTAAGGCAGTAGCTGCCTACAAGGGAGTTTCTGAAAAATCTGTTGAAAAGTTGATTGATGCGGTTTCAGAATCTGACCATACCGCCATTGCAACTATTATTGAAAACGAAAAAAAAGCGGCAGTAGCAGAAGCACAGGCTGAATGGATGCGCACAAGACCAAGAGTGAATATCGGTGGCGGCGAATACTCTGGTATGACCAAAGATCAGATTATGGCAATTCCGGACAGAAATGAGCGCAGACGTGCTATTGCAATGAATCAAGATTTATTTTAGGAGGTATAAACTATGGCAGCAGAAAACAATCTGATTAAGAAAGATGACCTTGCAAGAGCAAGAGAAATTGAATTCGTAAACCTTTTTGGGTATTCCATTAAAAAGTTGGTAGAAGCCCTTGGAGTAACCAGAAAAATCCCCAAGGCAGCAGGAACCATGTTGAAGTCCTACAAGGCAGTAGGAACTCTTCAAGATGGACTGGTTGCAGAAGGAGATACCATTCCTCTTTCTAAATACAAAACTGTACCCGTCAACTATGAAGAGATTACTTTGAAGAAGTGGAGAAAAGCCACTTCCGCAGAAGCCATCATCGAAAAGGGGTACGATCAAGCGGTTGTAATGACTGGCGACGAAATGCTGAAAGATGTGCAGAAGGGAATCCGTAAGAACTTCTTTGATTTTCTTTCTACTGGCACAGGCTCTGCTTCTGGAAAGACTTTCCAGGCTGCACTTGCACAGGCATGGGGACAGTTACAGGTGCTGTTTGAAGATGATGAAATTCAAGCAGTATACTTCATGAATCCGCTGGATGTGGCAGATTATCTGGCAACCGCACAAATCTCTTTACAAAATGCTTTTGGCATGACCTATGTAGAGAACTTCCTTGGACTTGGCACTGTTATCTTTAACAGTTCTGTACCAAAGGGAAGCATCTATGCAACCGCAAAAGATAATATTGTTCTGTACTACATTCCTGTAAACGGTGCGGATCTGGATGAAGCGTTCACTTTTACTTCTGACGCAACCGGATATATTGGAATCCATGAAACACCGGATTATGACAACATGACCTGTAAGGACACTGTTATTTCTGGCATTGTTCTTTTCGCAGAAAGAATTGACGGCATTGTAGTGTCCACAATTACAGGAGATAACACTCTTGGTACACTGACTGTTACCAGTATTGCAAGCACCACAGATAATGGTAAAACAAAGATTACTGTAAGCCCTAGCAAAGGCGCAGGTAACTCTTATAAGTACAAGATTGGAGAATCCGCTCAAACTGTAACTTATGGAAAATCTGTACAGACGTGGGCTGCATGGGACGGTAGCGAAGAGATTACCGCAGAAACTGGAAAGATTATCACCGTAGTAGAATGCGATGGATCTTACAAGGCAGTTAAGGCTGGCAGCAAGGCAGTAGTAGCAAAGGATGAATAAGAGGTAGCACATGGCAGAATATACGACTTTGGAGCAAGTAAAAATCCGTCTGAAACAATTTCATATTGATTCTGAAAGCTCCGAGGTCGTGTTTGATGACCTTGAAGATAACCCTCTGATTGAGCAACTTATCAGTCAAGCGAAAGCTGACATTGTGGCAAAGAGAATGTACCCGGACAGCTACACGGATGAAAAGATTGCAGAGGACTTGAAGCGGTTTGAGAGCGTGATTGTGAACGTGGTTGTGTATGACCATTCACAGGCTGGAGAAAACTTCATGGCAAGCTATTCAGAAAATGGTGTGTCGAGAACATGGAGAGACCGTGACAGTCTGTTCGTAGGTGTATTCCCATTTGCAAAAGTTTTATAACCCCATCGAAATCGAGGGTTTTAGAAGATTGTGCGTGACCATGTTACTGATTCCAGTAATAAGGTTGCAGGCGGCACACTTTAAGGGTGGTGGGCGGTGTGCCAACAAATAAGGAAGGCGGTATATGATGTGACTATAGAGTTATCTACAGCAATCATTATAAGCGTGTTATCACTTGGTTTTTCCGTCTTTATGGGCTTAAAAAACAGCAAGAGGACAGACACGAAAGATATTGAGGAACGTGTGAAAGAAAACACGAGAATCAATATGAAACTTGACACTATCCTTGATACCATCAATGAAATGAAAAGCGAGCGTTCAGAGATGAAGAAAGAACTTGCGGAGCATGAGCAGAAATTGACAAAAATTGAAGCCAGTGCAGCTTCTGCGCATCATAGACTTGATGGAATTGAGGAAAGACTTAACAGTAAAGAGAATGGAGGTAAGGAATAATGGATTTTTCACAGGTAGGAACTTGTGTTGCAATTGTGGTTATCTGCTATCTTGCCGGTATTGGAGCGAAGCTTATTCCGGTTATTAAGGATAATTACATTCCGGTTGTTGTCGGCATTGTCGGTGGCATTCTCGGAGTAGTAGGAATGTATGTAATTCCCGACTTTCCAGCGAATGATGTGTTGAATGCTATTGCGGTCGGCATTGTTTCCGGTTTGGCAAGTACTGGGGTAAATCAGATTTACAAACAGGTGAAGAAAGATGCTTGAAGCAAATAAGCAAGACATGAAGTATTCCAAACGTGGTAAAAAGGTCAAAATTTACGACCGTGACGAAAATGGAAACATCAAGTACATAGAGGTTGACGGTGAAAAGATTCCGGTAGTTTTGAAAGAAGTTACTGATTTTTCTGACCCTGTTCCTTTTTCTGCCAATATCGGCAATAAATTGTCGGAAGTACTGGTAAAGGAATTTGGTATTGATGATTCCAGTTCCTATTGTCAGATTGTGACAGATAAGGGATATTTGCCGATTAAGGCAGGAGACATTGTTTGGAAGAAATCTGATGTGGGTCGAGATAGTGATGGACTGGTTGACGATAAGACAGCGGACTACGTTGTAAAAGGTGTAGCCGATGAAGGACTTACCGTTGACCTGTTTTTGCTTCAAAAAACGGTAAAGTAATATGGGAAAGACGATTGAACTAAATCTATTCAGTGACAAGTCCATACAGAACGCTATTAAGGCTCTTAGAAACTACGAAAACAGCTTAGAGTATAAATGTATGCTACTGGCTGAAACTTTGGCAGAAAACGGTGTAGAGATTGCTAGAGTACAGATTGCAGACCTTGACGCTATCTTTACATCGGAACTTTTGCAAAGCATTCATGCGGAATACGTTGGCTCCGTAAAGGGTGGCTGTGTTTGGGCGGTGGTTGCCGGAACAGACCATGCGGCTTTCGTGGAGTTTGGTACTGGAATTGTCGGACAGAAATCACCGTACAAAGGAAAGTTACCCGAAGGTGTCACATGGCAATATGCAAGCGGAAAAACCATACGGCAACTTGCAGACGGTAGATACGGTTGGTTTTATCCGGCTGATAATGGTAAGTGGTACTTCACCGAAGGAATGCCTTCAAGACCATTTATGTACCTGACTGCAATAGAAATTCGTGAAATTGTATTACAGACAGCAAAGGTGGTGTTTGGAAATGGCGGTTAATGAATATCAATGGGTATCAGACTTTAAAGTCAAGATTGCATCATACTTGAAAATGAAAATACCGCAGAGCCATCCTAAAGCGTATGTAACGGACAAAAGCAAGGATTTGTCAGAACCCACATTTCCTACAGTTTACTTTCATGCTATGCCGTTCACAGAGACAGGACAAGACCTTGAAGGACGGTCTATCAATGGAATCACAGCATCGTACCAGGTGGATGTGATAACCAACAAAAGTCAGGAAGAAGCTGAAGCTATCATGGCTACGGTTGCCGGACTTTTCAAGCGTTTGCGGTTTCAGATAACGTCCATGCCGGAGTTTAGCAATACTTCACAGAACACATACAGAAGCACAGCACGGTTCAGACGAATTGTTGGTGCTGACGATACATTGTAACTATTAGAGCCAAACGGCTCTATTTTTTTATGCAAAATTAAGGAGGTATTTATCATGGCAGCAGCCGGAATTTCTACTTTAGGAATTACTTTCGGATATGGTACAGAGACAACAGCCGGAACAAAACCTACGAGTTTTAAACAACTTACAAGAATAAATGCTATCGGTGGCATTAACATTGAACCGGAGCAGATTGATGCTTCCGCACTGGAAGATGCAATCACTAGATATGTAAAAGGTCGTGCAGATACTGGCGGTTCTTTTGCAGTAACAGTCAACTTTACATCAGAAACAGTGGCTGAATGGACTGCACTTATTACAGCTTATAAGGCTCTTACTGGCGGTAAAAGAATGTGGTTTGAAACCGTTATTCCCGGAGAAGAGAAATCTTTCTTCGTTGTTGCACAGCCGCCTGAACAGATTCCACAGCCTGAAATCGGACAGAATGAACTTCTGACGATTGAAATGAATCTTACCATTGAAGAATACAAGGGATTGGACGCTACCGTTGAACTAACAACGGGGGAATAGCAAGTCAGTCAGAAACAAATAACACTGCCGTGGCTGACTTTGATGAAGCGGTAGACGAAACATTGATTTAAGCAAAAGAGAGCCGTCTTCGGGCGGCTCCTTTCCAACAAAATGTTGGGGAAAGGATATGTTTTTATGAAGAAGATTTTAGTTAATGATGTTGAATATACTTTAGAGTTTGGATTCGGTGCTGTGGAGTGCAAGGATTTGATTCAAAAGATGTTTCTTATGCTTTCCGGTGGCTATGTAGCTAAAAAAGCAAAAAATGTACAGAATCCCACACCAGAAGAAATTGTAGATGGTAGCGGATATATGCTTGCAGAATTTCCTCATGTATGCAAAACGGCTTTTTATGCTGGTCTTATCGAAAACCATGAAGGTATTACACCGGATGAATCCAATGCTTTAATGAAAGAATACATGAAAGCAAACGGTCTTTCTTTTGTGAAGCTGTATGGAGAACTGACAGACTGTATGAAAGAAGACGGTTTTTTCGAACTGTCGGGTCTGACGGAAATGATGACGCAGACCAAGGAAGAAATGGAGAAAGAGGACAGCAAGGTAACGAAGATGCCACAGGATCACAAGAAGAAATCGACTGGCACAAAATAATATGGGAAGAATATTTTCCATTTGCTTTTTCCATGGGAATTTCGATAGAAGAGTTCAAACATCTGAATCCTAAGAAATTAGAGTGGTGCTACAAAGGATACAAACTCAAAAAAGAGGAAGAAGATAGGAATTCATGGCAACGGTGGGGAGATTACGGAATATCTGCATTAATCGTTGCAATAGACCATTGCCTAAACGGTCGAAAAGCACAATCGAAGTATATTGACAAGCCTATTATGGAACGTGCTGACGTTGCTAATAATGAAAAAGAACTTCAGAAGCAAAGGAAAGCGTTCCTCGCAGGACTTATGGCGATGCAGGCTAATTTTGAATTATCACACCCCAAAAAGGAGAAACAAGAATGAGTTTAACAGGAATTGATGTGTCCTCATATCAGGGGACGATTAACTGGTGGGCGGTAAAACAGAACGGAATTGATTTCGCTATTCTGAAAGTCATCCGTAAGGATTTGAACCCGGACAAAAAGTTTGAAGAGAACTGGAAAGGTTGTAAAGAGCACAATGTCCATGTGCACGGAGTATATGAATACGGATATATTACAACGGTTGCAAAATCACGATCTGATGCAAGAAAAGTGCTTACTATTCTTAATGGCAGAAAAGTGACAGTATATCTTGATGTTGAAGATGCCGTTATGAAAGGTCTTGGCAAAAATATTATTTCCATTATCAATGCTTACGGCAAGGTTATCACAGACGCAGGATTGCCATTCGGTGTATACACCGGGGAAAGTTTTTACAAGACATACATTAAACCTTATGGTGGTGTAAGCTATCCCATGTGGATTGCACGGTACGGCAAGAATAACGGCAAGTGTGATGTGAAATATCAACCGCAAGTACCTAACATGGTAGGCTGGCAGTATACTTCTAAAGGTCGTGTAGGCGGCATTGTAGGAAACGTGGACATGAATGTATGGTACAAGGAATTAGAAGCCGTACAGGGCACTACGGAAGCGTACAGCAACCCTTACACTGAACCTACAAGACTGTTAAAGAAAACAGTTCCTTGCATGAGAGGTGATGATGTGCGGTGGTTACAATTCGCACTCATTCATCATGGCTGTTTATCTGCGGTGAATGCAAAAGGAAAGAGCAACATTGACGGAATTTTAGGTAAAGACACAGCAACGGCAATCGGAGTATTCCAAAAGAAAGTCGGAATCAAGGTTGATTACAAGTGCGGTGCGGTTACGAGAGAATATCTTAAAAAATAATTTTAGGAACGGTAGGTGTCACAGCTTACCGTTCTTTTTATGTGTAAAGGCGGTGCGGTATGGCAGATATTGATTCTTTGCAGATTAAAATAAAAGCGGATGCAACTAGCGCAAGTAACGCACTGAATAAACTTGCAAACAGCCTTACAAATTTTCAGAAAAGCTTGTCTATTGATACGTCCAAACTGACAAGCATTTCCAACAGCATACAAAGTATCGCAAATGCCGCAAATTCCATGAACACAAGCGGTATTAAGAACATATCCACACTGACAAATTCCATTAACAGAATGGGGAAAATAGATACAAGTGGATTAAGCAAAGTTTCTTCTGCACTGAAGACTTTTTCTGCTGATATGGCAGGAACAAAAGTAGATGGAATAGGGGATATTGCAAGCATTGCATCGTCTATTTCAAAACTTGGCGGTGTGGCATCCGGCAGAGCAATTACAAACATTCCTTTACTGGCGAAGAATTTAAAGCAATTATTCACCACTCTGTCTACTACACCGAACGTAAGTGAGAACATTATCCGCATGACAAATGCACTGGCAGGACTGGCATCTACTGGTGCGGCATCCGGGAGAGCGGCAAACTCTTTAGGACGAAATCTGAACACTTATACGGCAAGCGCAAAAAGAGCCACGAAAAGCACATTCAGTCTCGCAGCGGCTTTCGGAAGATTCTACGCAACATATTTCCTTGTGATCCGTGGAATTAAAAGTCTGTGGAAGTCCATAGAGGGAACTACGGACTATATCGAAGCATTTAACTACTACACAGTAGCATTTAACAAAGTAGGCAAGGAATGGGGCAAGGATTTTGAAAAATTCGGTTACGACAACGCAGAGGATTATGCGCAGAGTTTCGGAAACCGTGTAAATGAACTGCTTGGTAAAATGTCCGGACTGAAAGTAGATGTAGACGGTGGATTGATTTCTGAAAGCGGAATGAAGAACCTGGGACTGAATTTACAGGAGATTACGCAGTACGCTTCGCAACTTGCATCTATTACTAACTCTTTAGGGCAGACAGGAGAAGTCACCACGGCAATTTCAAAGTCCATGACAATGCTTGCCGGTGATATTTCATCTCTGTTTAACGTAGATTTTAGCACGGTTGCAACTAACTTGCAGTCAGGATTAATCGGTCAGTCAAGAGCATTGTATAAGTATGGTATTGATATCACAAATGCCACATTACAGACTTATGCTTACAAATACGGCATTGAAAAAGCTGTCTCCGAAATGTCACAGGCAGAGAAACAGCAGTTGCGTCTACTGGCAATCTTAGACCAGTCCAAAGTATCATGGGGAGATTTGGCAAATACAATCAATTCTCCAAGTAACATGATTCGCCAGTTTACTAACAACGTAAAAGAAGCCGGTATGGTACTGGGTCAGTTGTTTATTCCGGTATTGCAGAAAGTACTTCCTGTCATTAACGGTGTCGTAATTGCGATTAAGAGACTGCTTGTTAGTGTGGCAAGCTTACTGGGAATTAAAATCGACTTTTCTGCATTCGGTCAAGGTGTATCCGGGTACAATGAAAATTTGGAAGATACGGCAGATGCACTTGATAAAGTAGGAAAAAGCGCAAAAAAGGCTAAAAGTTATACGCTTGGTATTGATGAATTAAATATCATTGACCCTAACAGCGGTTCAAGCGGAAGTTCTCCTGCTGGTGGAGCAGGAATTGACCTTACCAAGGAAATCATGGATGCTACTGCGGAGTACGAAAAAGTATGGCAGGAAGCGGTTGATAAAATGCAAAACACAGCTATGGGTTGGGCTGACAAAGTAAGCAAGGTATTTAAGCCAGTAAAAGATATTATAGAAGATTTGTCTTATGCATTTAAGTTTGATTCTGATGCCTGGTTTAAGGTTGCCGGAATGGATACGTCCAAACTGGTAACTGGTATTTTTGACTGGTTCACAAGAGCAATAGATTCTGTGGACTGGGAAAAAATCGGAAGACACATAGGTAGTTTTTTAGATGGAATGGATTGGACAGCAATCTTTACATCTGCCGGAAATTTCATAGAAACTGCCATAGATGCGGCAATAGATCTATGGAAAGGAAGTTTTGATGCTGCGCCGATCGAAACCACGATTATCACAGCAATAGGTCTTTTAAAGTTTACTGGTGTGGGAGATATTATATGGGGAAAAATATCGGACAAGTTATCAGCCACGGTACTTGGATCAAGCATAGGAATAGTTCCTACAATTGCAATAGCTGCTGCTACTTGGGAGATTGGATTTAATGTCGGGAAATCATTAGGTGAAGCACTTTTCCCTGATGATAAAGAAATCTATGAAAATTTCTCGTTTTTTGGAGAAGGTGGATTCTTTGATACAATAAAAAACACTGATTTTTCAATACTATTTGACGCTTGGAAACAGATGAACTCTGATGCGGCAGATTTTTTAACAAAAACAATGCCGATAAGACAGTTTTTTGATTTTCTATCACAATTTAAACTGGATGTAAACGATACATTTGGTTTAGTATCAGTGTTTGAAAATTTAAAACCTATTGCTGAAAACTGGTTTAATGAATATGTCAAGCCTTGGTTTTCGACCGAAAGATGGAGTGAACTGGGAGAAAATATAAAGCAATCATTGTCTGATAAATGGGATTCATTTACACAATGGTGGAGCGGCACTGGTATTCCTTCGTGGTGGAATGGTAATGTATCTCCGTGGTTTACTAAAGAGAAATGGCAAAATTTTGGAGAAACCATTAAGTCTTCATTAAAAGACAAGTGGACAAGTTTCACGTTGTGGTGGAGTGGTATTGGATTTGCTAAATGGTGGAACAATGTAAAATCATACTTTACTACCGAGAAATGGACATGGAGTGGCATCAAAGACGGATTGTCTAATGCATGGAACAATGCTATAGCGGCTGTTAAACAAATTTGGAATAGTTTTGCAAACTGGATAAATGATAAACTTAATTTCTCATGGGATCCTATAACGATAGCCGGAATACAACTTGCACCAGGAGGAAGTATTAGTCTTGGCAAAATTCCTACTTTTGAAACTGGTGGTTACGTTCCAAGCCGATATACAATGTTTATGGCAGGAGAGAACGGTGTACCGGAGATTGCCGGGACAGTAGGCGGCAAAACAGCGGTTGCCGGTGGAGTGGAAATCACCGGAATCAAAGATGCTATTAACACCACAGCAGAAGCGCAAATGCGCATGATGCAACAGGAGATTGACCTGCTTAAGCAGTTACTTGCAAAAGAAACATCTGTCAATATCGGTGATAGAGACATAGCAAGGGCAAACTTAAGGGGTCAGAAAGCTATGGGATTACAGATTATTACTTAAGGGTGGGATTTATTCCCACTCTTTTTTCCTATGGAGGAAAACACAATGATAGCAAGAGCAAGTGATTTCATCATAGTAAACGGAGTACGCTTTCCGTGCCCGGCTCCAGGAATGGAAATAGTTCGGTCGCAGACGGTTAATTCAGGAAGAAATGTAAATGCTGCAGTTGTCGGTCAAAAAGTCGGAAGAAAATTGTGGAAGATAAATAATCTTCAATGGAATGGTTTAGATGCGGAAACATGGAAAGAAATGCAAGATGCGTTAGAGCCATTTTTTGTGCAAGTTACGTTTACTGGGGATGACAATGTAAGGCATACACACACAATGTATCCAGGAGACACTACCGGTAAGCCGTTGTTTTTGGATGATATTTTTTATAGGAACTATGAAACGTGTAAATTCAATTTAATTGATTGTGGGTGGGAAGAATGATAAAAGCTTCTAACGCTTATAAGTCTGCAATGCAGAAAAAGATAAGAGACAGGGCATACATATCAATTACTCTCGGTGTAGTAAATGGTGACGCACAAAACACGGCTCATTTTGACGGTGATTACGCATACTGGGGAAACAAGGTTTTGCCGTTTAGAAATGATGCAGAATATACGGAATATGCTACCTTGGAACAAAATTATATGCGTGTAGACGGTCAAATGTATTTTCTTCCGAGAGAGACAAGCGGATTGTACCAGCTACGTAATGCTCCATTAACTACACAAAACATAATGGAAACTGTAAAAGTAGCATTCCCACAAGAGTATTCCATCAAAGGACTTACGATAGATTTCGGGAAATATTACCCGACTAGCTTCAAAATTGTTACAGATGAAAAAGAATTAACTTATACAAATAGTAAACACGATTTTTCAACAACAGATGTAATCGGAAACACCACAAATATACAAATAATTCCTATATCTATGGTCGGAGGAAATAAACGGCTTAGAGTAGAAAAAATTGTAATGGGTGTTGGATTGACATATAGAAATAATGATGTGTCAACAGCATCTTTTGAAGAATTTGTCAACGGGATTTCAGCGGAGATTCCATACAGAAAATTATCTGTAACAATACTGGATAAAAATAATGTATACAATGTAGACGATGATAATTCCTTTATCAACTTTCTTGAAACTGGACAAAAAATGGAGTTATCATACGGAATGGTCCTGTCAGACGAAACAGTGGAATGGCATAAAAAAGCCACGATTCTTTTGACTGACTGGAACTCTAAAAAAAATCAAATGTCTTTCACCGCAAATGATGTTCTTTCAACTTTGGAAGACAACTATACAATAGGAAATAAAATATACGATAGAACAGCATATGCAGAAGCTATTAGCATTCTAAAAGATGCAGGATTCGAGCCTGATGAGTATTTTGTTGACGATTGTTTAAGAGATGTGATCCTACACAATCCAATGCCGGAAGCACCTCACAAAGAATGTTTGCAGTTGCTGTGCAACGCTTCAAGATGCATTTTATTTGTAGATTCTGACGGAAGAGTAAATATTAAAGCCAACTTTGCAAATGTTATAGATCCTGCAGATATGCAGGTTACATCAAACGGAACTGCATGGTGGGGAAATGCGACTAACGTATTGTATGGAAACAACAATGTATATGCAGAGTTGACAAGAAATTTTATGCGTGTAGATGGTTCACAATTTTTTCTTCCGAGGAATACAGGTACAGCCATCGAACAGACAGGATATGTTACGAGCAATGTTTCTGATGAAAAAGGATTGTTTTCGGAGAATCCAGTGCTTACATTAAAACTTCCTGCAGCATACACGTATTATGGATTGTATATTTCATTCCAGGGTAATCCTCCAAAAGAGATGAAAGTATCGACATATAATGGAGATACACTTCTTAAGACTTTCAAATATGATGATTTGAAAGAAAAATCATTGTTAAATGATGAATTTGAAAACTTCGACAGTATTCGTTTCGAGATAACAAAAGCATATCCTAAAAACAGAGTTTTGATTGATAAAATCAGTTTTGGAGATTTATCTGATTATGAGTTGAAAAAAGACTCCATGACAGAAAATCCTTATGGATACGCAGAAAGAAAAACAAAAGATGTTTTTGTTAAAATATATACATTTCAAAACGGAGAGGATAATACACCGCAAGTAGTTGAAGATAACGTCTATTTAAAGAAATCGATTAACAACACTGGAGAGATAAGGTATTGTGAAAACCAACTTATTTCAACAGAAGACCATGCAAGGACTGTTGCCGAATGGATTGGGAATTATTATGCGAATAATATTTCTTATGATGTTCAATACAGAGGGGATCCGGTGCTGGAAGCTGCTGATATTATTTTCATGGAGAGTGATATTGTAAACAGCTTACAAGTAGAAGTGGAAACACACAAATTAAACTTTAATGGTGCTTTTAGTGGATCATTGCAACTACGAAGAGCAATGAGAACATAAGGAGGTTGTAATGAAAAAAATAATTAACGGTCTTCTGTATAACACACAAACTTCTGAAATAATATATGTTGATGAAATGACAAACAGAAAAATATTCAGAACAGAAAAAGGTAATTTTTTCTTGTTTTATCCAAACGGAGAAATAGTACCGAAAACAAAAGAAGATATAAAAGAGTATTTGGGGCTGAATGATACAGAGAAATATATAGAATTGTTTGGAGATGTGGAGGAAGCATAATGTGGGCAGATCCTAAAACAAATTGGTCTTCTGAATGGAATGGTGAAACTTATATAGGAGATTATTTTTTATATACAGATTATAACCGTATTAAAAATAATCTTTTGGAACTAAAAAGCACTGCAGAATCTATGTATAAAATATCATCTTTTAATCTTGGAGAGGATAAGGTTGAAGCAGATCTTATTTATGCCGATGAAGTTACTTTATTTGAAACTACGCTGGCAGAAATTAACAGTTCCACTTTCTCATTTCCTGAACAATTTAAAACATGGAAAGAAAATAAATCGGTTCCAACACATGAAGACTGGAACAGGATAGAATCGTTGCAGTTAAAAATATACAATACGTTAGTAGCACAAAGAAAAGCGCAGAACCGACTTGCCTTTACGCTTGGCGGTCAGAAAGGATTTAAGGTGTAATTATGGCAAATTTAAAAACAAACTATGTTGATGATGTATTAGATACAACTAAAAATCAGTTAAGAAAATATCAGCAAATACAAAATGACGATGGAACTGTTTCTTTTGTTGATGTTACTGAATATACGCAAGTAGGAACCTCATTCGGGGCAAAAGACATTAATGATACTAATGCAGCCATTAATGATGTAAATGGCAAGTTAAACCATGTATATGGAAAGGTTGTTTTAAGCAATCCATTTGTAGTATGGACAACAAATTCTTTAATAAAATTCAACGGTATTGTGATATGTTCGCTGTCTTTTACTTCTACTTCGAACTTAATAACTAATACAGAAATCAAAGTTGGTAATGTACCTGATTTATTTAAACCACTGAGTAGACAATCTGCATCCTCGTCTGATGGGTGTATTTTTGCAATTGACACCAATGGCAATATATCATACGTACCGAATACAGCAAAGCCATATAGTAGTATTGCAATTGTATATGTAACAGACTATCTGTAATAAATCGTCATATATGGAGTTACAGAATTACCATTACTAAAATACGCAGGTGTAATTGCATTACCGCTTTTTACAATTTCAACAAATCCATAATTTGAAGGATTATAATAATAACCACTTCTTAATCTTTCGTTATATTTTTTTACAAAATACATTTCCATTTTTGGAGAACTATTACTGTTGCCACAACATACAAGTAGTTCATTATATGTTTGTGTAATAGTATACTGACTATTGGTATTTTCAACTAATAGTTTCCATTCTAACTTGCCATTTACAGAAGGAGTGATAGCCGATGGGCGGAGATTAGAAGCAAAAATAAATCAATCAAAAAGAGCATGGTGTAAAAGCCATGCTCTTAATCTATTTATCTGATTCCCCAGTCACCGTAATTGTTGACGAAACCAACCACATATCCTATCATGTCATCAATAAGATTTTCCGGGAGTATGCTGTTCGGAGACATAAGCGGAACATATCTCCATTTTCTTACACCATCTTCAATTATATGGGTTTTCACGACAATATATATCCCACCATTACTGGTCACAATACATCGTTCACCGTCTTGCGGTTCACGATCCGCGGAAAGGAGAATAATTTCCCCTGGAAGATAAAACGGCATATAGTAGTCACAGGGAATTTTAAAACCGATATAAGTCTTGGATTTTATATCTTCCGGTAAGTTGTCTATGCAAATAGGTTCTACAGCGTTTGTGGTGGCTATAATTCCATTCACAAGTTGCGGTTTAAGGACAGAAATATACTTGTGTGATTTTTCAAGACTGGAATAGATTTTATCTTGGTGACGGATGAAGTAGCGGATAAGGTACAGAGAGTGTTCCGGCAGACTGCGGCATATCTTGATAGATTCCAACATCTTATCTTCCATAGTGCCGCAACCTACCAGTTCATCTACACTGATTCCAAAGGCTCTAGCAAGCGCAACAGCGGTCGATAGCTTCGTGTCGTTAGAATTACCGTACAGTAGTGAATTAAGCGTAGAATAAGGCAAATTAGCTTCATCTGCAAGCTTGTACACTGTCATGTCCGGCTCATTAAGAAATTCGTGGAGATTCCCACGAAAACTTAACATATAATTTGCACGGTTGACTGATAGATGTGTCGATATTTCTTTGATTCGGTCTTTTTTTATCATGTTTATTGTCCCCCTTTCACATGATACACTTGTAACATCCCTTGAAACGAGGGACATCAAGTTCTGGCGAGGGCGGTGTTTATTGGCGTTTTCACCGTCCTCTTTTGTTGATATTTTACAACAATAAAAAACGTGAGTCAAATATATATTGATTGTTTAGAACGTATGTTCTATAATGTGATGTATCGCTACTTTAGATTCTGCGGAGAATTAAAGGGGAGAGGGGTGTGGTTACAATGGAAAAAGAAATGACAAATGAAGAATACAGAAAAGAGTTGTCAAATATGTTTGGAAGCATAAATGAAAACTATATTTTGCAGTGGTTTTATGAATTTGTAAAAGAAAAAACAAGAGGTGAATAATCACCCCTTGGTATATTTATCGTAAAAAGCTTCCGCTTGAAACAATAGCATATTGAGCATTTCTGGTGGAAGCTTTTCGGCAATTTTGGCAAGTTTCATTACATCATAATTTTTGCTTATTCTGGCTACAAAAGCTCCGTTCATGTCTATGTAATCTCTGTTCAACCCAAATGATTCTACAAAAGTGTTTATATTATTTTCAGGCACAAATCCTTTGTTAATAATCTCAACAAGGCATTTCTTATAATAGCTCATTCTGTCAATAAGATTAGTACTACCAACATTTTTATAAACATAATCAGAATATCTCACTTTTAAGTAATCAGTCAAATCATTTTCAAAATCAAATATTCCATCTTCTAATTTAATTTTGTAGTCTACTCGTTTCTTTATAATATCCTTATATGGAACCAAGTCTATATTTAATTTTTCGGCTGCTTCTATAGTTTTATGAACATTTTCGTGAATAGCACAATCAAAGTCATCAAAAGGATTGTATTCTGTTCCACATTCTTCACAAACAATTTTATCAGTTTTTCCCATTAAGAATTCCATAGATACTCCAAAGTATTCACAGACTTTTTGAGAGATTTTTGTATCAGCCATAGAATTTTTCTTTTTCCATGTGCTCAAAGTAGAAGAATTAACACCAGTATCTTTACCAAATCTATATGGTGTAATTCCTTTTAATTCACACAATTTTTCGAATATTTTGTACATAATATCACCCCTTAAAAAATATTTCGGCATAACGAAATAGACTATTGACAACTTCGGTTTAGCGAGATATACTATGTACATACCTCGGCAAAACGAAATATAAAAATAGTTTCTAAAAAAATACTTCGTTAAAAAAATGTAACTCGTTCGACAAAGGAGATTATATCACTAAACCGAGGTATATACAAGTGTTATTTACGGAAAGGAGTGATATTTTGGCACAAATGTTTACTTGTGAAGAGGTAGCAGAGAGGTACAAGGTAAAAGTCATTACTGTTTGGGAATGGATTCGTCAAAAAAAACTTGGGGCAATCAAGTTAGGAAGAGAATACAGGATCACAGAGGATGACCTTGTGGCATTTGAAGATTCAAGAAGAGTTAAAACTGAATAGAAAGGAGAAACATGGAAGAATTACAGATATTTAACAATGAAGAGTTCGGAGAGATTCGGACGGTGACAAAAAATAATAAGACGTATTTTGCTGGAAGTGACATTGCAAGTGCACTGGGATATGCAATACCGCATAAGGCTGTACAGACACATTGCAAGGGGGTTCTAAAATGGAACATCCCCACTAAAAGTGGCAATCAAGATGTCCTCTTTATACCGGAGGGTGATGTATACCGGCTCATTATGAGATCAAAATTGCCTGCGGCGGAGAAGTTTGAATCCTGGGTCATGGACGAGGTGATCCCTTCCATCAGGAAGAACGGCGGATACATAGCCGGACAGGAAACATTATCTGACGATGAACTTTTGGCAAAGGCACTTATGGTAGCGCAGAACAAGATTGCCGAGAGAGACAGAATCATTGCACAGAAACAAGAGCACATTGAACAAATGCAGCCGAAAGCAGATTTTTTTGATGCAGTTGCAGACAGCAAGACTGCAATTTCCATGAATGAGGTTTCGAAGGTACTGGGAATCAAAGGATTAGGACGTAACAACCTATTTGAATTTCTTCGTGATAATGCAATCCTGGATAGATGGAATGTACCATATCAGAAATACATTGATTGCGGATGGTTCCGTGTAATAGAGCAGAAATACACCAAGAACGGAGAAGAACACATATCTATAAAAACACTTGTATATCAAAAAGGTGTTGATGCAATCAGAAGAAAAATAGAAGCGCAGAGAAGTGCTTAGATGAAAGGAGATATTTCAGTGAATAAAGAAGTAAGAAGGGCACATTACGATAGAGGATTGAAATATGGGAACAAAGTCTTGCACGGCAGTGATTTAAGGGATTTGGTAGGGCTTACTGTTTCGGATGTGAATTCCAACGCTGACGATGCAGAAGTCGTTGTATGGTTTGAAAGCAATGAACGAAATGTTGCTGTTTACTTAATGGATGATTGTTTAGATGGACAACACATTGCAATCATTGACCATGCAAATGAAGAGGAAGAATCAAAGCTTCTTCTCAGACCAGTTACGGAAAATGACATAAAAGAATTTTCTTCAATGGTTTTGTATTATACAGATGATGTTTTTGGAGAAAACGATGAAAAAATTGGAGCGCACTATTTATACTGTAATGATTTGGAATTAGAAGAATCAGAATTTTTCAAAGTAAAAAGTCTGTATGTTTTCCAAGATGGAAGAATTTTAACAGAAAGGTAAGCAGTGATATGAGAACAACAATAAAGCTGTTTCTTCCTATTATAATAGCACTCTCCATCACATTTACATCCACGGCACAGCCATCCGGCAGTTTTATCTCCGAGGAAGCGCAGGAATCGTGTGTAAAGTACGGTGAGGAATACGGCATCTGCCCGGAACTGCTCATGGCAATGATCGAGAAAGAATCTTCCGGCAGACCGGATGTGGAAAGCGGTGGTTGCAAAGGCCTGATGCAGATTTCTGACAGATGGCATAAAGAGCGCATGGAGCGTTTGGGAGTGAAGGACATCTACTCCATAGACGGCAATATCCATGTGGGAGCCGACTACTTGTCGGAATTGTTTGAAAAGTACTGTGATGTAGGAATTGCCCTCATGGTTTACCACGGTGAGAAGAACGCAGCTACAAAGACAGAATTAAGTGACTACGCAGACTGGATATTAACCAGGAGCGCAGAACTGGAAAGGATGAATGGAAAATGACGAACAGAGAGAAGTATGCGGAACAGATTCTTGATATTGCCGTGACTGGTCACTCTATTGCGGTAGACAAAAAAGGAAAACTTCATAAATGCAATGAATTAGATTGCAGAGATTGCATATTTTCGAGAGTTGAATGTAGTGAACCTTCTTGCAAAGAAAAAACTAAAAAATGGTCAGAGCAGGAATATGTTGAACCACCTGTTGACTGGTCGAAAGTGCCTGTGGACACAAAGATTCTTGTGAGAGATTCAGATAATGAAAAGTGGAAAAAAAGACATTTTGCAAAATTTAAAAATGGGAAAATATATGCGTGGAACGATGGAAAAAGCTCTTTTACTGCATTTGAACATGAGTCTACATTATGGTGGAAACAAGGAAAACTTGCGGAGGACACCGTATGAGTGCCAAAAAGCGGTTTACCGTCAAAGGGTGCATCGGAAAGATATTTTACAGTCCGAAAGAGTGGGAAGTTGACCGTGAAACAGCATTCTATTACAGAATTGTAAACCGCAATACCGGGAAGAAAAAATGGTTAGGAAAGGAGTATTTTCATGCAGAAACAACAGATTATCCCCATCGTCCGTGCGAATGAGATTCTGATTGCAGGACTGTTAGACGCAGGAATCTTGTATATCGGTGAAGATAATATAATCCACGTAACAGAAGACTGAAATCCGGAGGAATGAGGAAATGGAAAGGAAGATAAGAAAAATCTTGGTAGAGCTGGGTCTGAAACAGTACTTGCCCGGATTCCAGTACATCATAGAGGTTGAAACGCTGATGTTTGAGAACCGGAACAGAAGACTTTCTGAAATCTACCGGATTATCGGAGAGGAACACAGCACTAATGAAAAAAGCGTGTATCAGGCGATCAAGTGGGTTGTAGATAAGATGAACCCAACCACAGAGTTGTACAAGAAAATCAACGAGACAGACAAGCCGGTATCAATCTATATGTTTGTTAATTCACTGTATTTATATCTTTGGGAGGATAGGAAAAATGAGGATTAAACACATCTTTTTGCAGAATTTCTGCAAGTTCTATGGTTCTAACGTAGTGGACACTGATTTATACGACCGGACAGAGGTTTCCGGTGTTAATGAAGTTGGTAAATCCACAATCAAGAGAGCAATTCAGTATATTTTTGGATGCCGTGACGAGAACGGCAGAGAGATCACCGGAATCAGACCGCACGATAAGGACGGCAATGACATTGACGGAGATATTACCACAGAAGTTACCGTGGAGATTGGCGGTACAGACAAGGTTCTGAAAAAAGTATGCCGTCAGAACTTCAATAAGAAAGGCGAGTTTACAGGAAATGTCACTGATTACTATGTGAATGATATTCCAAAAAAGGCAGCAGATTTTGAAGCATTTTTAGAAGAGAGTGTATGCGGAAAAGATAAGTTTTCACTTTGCATCAATGCCATGACACTTCTGCAGAAAGGTGGCACGGATCAGAGAGCACTTCTCGCTGATATGTTTGGCCAGCACAGTAATGATGACATTTGCAATCAGTTTCCGGAGTTTGAAGCATTAAGGACTGTTCTGCAGGACGGCACGGTTGATGAACTGAAAAAGCGTTGCAATACGCAGTTGTACGGCACAAGGGGAAGAAATGGAACCAAGGGCTTGCATGACCTGTTAGATGAAATTCCGAGCCGTATTGACGAGGTGAGCCGTCAGAGAGTGGATATTGACCTTGCGGATCTGGAACTGAAAAAGAAAGCTTTAATGGATAAGCTGTCAGAGAACATTAAGCAGCAGACAGATACGCAGAACAGCATGATTTCCTACGATAAGCTTTCTGATGGAATTATTGAGTTAAAAGGTCAGTTGAGTGTATTACAGCAGAAAGCAAATGAAAAACTGGATACGGACAGAAGAGAGAAGCGCACAACACTGAATCAGATTCAGAATGAGCATCAGAAAGAGTTGCTTAAGGCAAATACCATTCGTGAAGAGATTACTGCACTGGAAAATCACATTGCACAGTATGAACAGAAGAGACAGGAACTGAAGAAGAGTTGGGATTTGAATAAGAGCCTTAAATTTGATGAAAACTCTATGATCTGTTCTTATTGCGGACAGGAATATCCGGAAGAGAAGAAAGAGAAGTTAAGAACGGAGTTTGATACGCATAAGGCACATGAATTGGAAATGATTAACAAAGAGGGTTCTTCCTGTGCTGACCATATCAAATCGGATCAGGCAGAACTGGAGCATAAGCGTGAGGAACTGAAAAAGACCGAGGATGAAATGGAGAGGTTGGAAAAAGAGATTGCCATTGCTGATAATGTCTTAAATTCCATTCCGGCAAGCGTGGATATTTCCAACACAGAAGAATACAAAGCTATTCAGTCGCAGATTGCAGAGAAAGAAGCTGCCATGCACAAATTCACTGACATGAATCTTCTTAGATTCCAGTTAAAATGTGATGAAGAGCAGATACGCAAGGATATTTCCGTGGTTGATAAGTCTTTGGCGAGTGTAAGCATTAACGAGAGTGTGGATAGGCGTATCACAGAACTGGAACAGGAGCGCAAGAACATTGCACAGAAGATTACAGATGTGCAGGCACAGCTTGACCTGTTAAAGAAATTCAGCCGGAAGAAGAACGAACTGTTGGAAGCTGATGTGAACAAATACCTTTGTTTCTGCACTGTGCGGATGTTCAGACCGCTTGTGAACGGTGATACCGAGGAATGTTGCGACTTTATCTACAAGGGAGAACCTTACAGCCGAAACATGAACCACGGTGCAAAGATTCTGACAGAAATCGACATTTGCAGAGCGTTTCAGAAGAAGTGCGGTGTGGAGTTGCCGATTATGACAGACGATACAGAGAGCCTTGACCCTTGGAAGATTCCTGATGTTGACAGCCAGTTGATTATGTTCCGCAGAAGTGATGATGCGAGTTTGAAAGTGGAGGAAGTGAAGAATGAGTAATGAAGCAGAGAAACGCTACATTGTCGAGCGTGAGTTTGAACACGTAGGGTATAAATGCGTTGTGATATTTGGAAATATGGCTCACAGGTGCGGATATGTTGGCATTCCAAAGAATCATACGTTATACGGAAAAAATTATGATTACCATCTTGAAATTAAAAAATCAAATATTTGGGGTAGAGAAGTAAGTGGCATTTTCCCTTTTCTTGGTGCTTGCATGGATGAAGATGAAAGAATCAGCATTGAAGCATATTTCCAGTGCCACGGTGGTATTACATACGCAGGCGGTGGAGAACATTCAAATTATCCTATCAAAAGTGATTTATGGTGGTTTGGGTTCGATTGCGGTCACGCTGGAGATAAGGCGGATTTGGATTATGCAATACAGAAATTCCCACGCCGTAAAGAAATTTATCAGATGCAAAAAATGATAGAAAGTAAATTTCCTGTTGGTGTCGATGTCGTTCGTTCAGAAGAATATGTTGCTGATGAATGTAAGAAGTTGGCGGAGCAATTGAAAGAGTTTGAAAGGAATGAAGAGAATGCAGATTAAGAAAGAGACAGTCATTTCCGTTCTGACAACGAACGGAGAAACAATCAATGTCGGTGACACTGTGGTTTTTAATGCAGAGGGCAAGTGCTACACGGGAGTTTACATGGGTCTGACAGATCGTGGAGCCTTGAAATTCAAGGGAAAGATTTCCGGCACTGATGTCACATGGAACGTGATGCCTAAGAGCATTAAGGAAATTTGCAAGGCTGATGTAAAAGTGAAAAATGATGAATTTGGCAAGTTTATGAACGAGCCGGAAAGTGAGAAATAAGGATATGGAAAAACGTAAATTTAAGGTTGGAGAAAGATACAAAAGCAGAATGATTTTAGACAATGCTGCGGTAATTGAAATCACAGAAATCAATGGTGACTTTGTTTCTTACAAAGATGTCGAAAGAGAAACTAGTGGTAGGAAAATGTTTGAAATTGGTTCTATATTTTCTGATAATTTGGAAAAAGTCGGAAGTGAAACCATAGTAATTTACCGCAACGACAACAAAGTAGTTGCGCTGGACAAATCCACTGGCGAGAAAGCAGAAGCAAACTGCAATCCGGCTGATGAATTTGATTTTCATGTGGGCGCAAAACTGGCTTTTAGCCGGCTGATGGGCGAAGATGCAAAGCCTGATGATGGTGTCCGTGAGGTGAAAAGAAAAGCTAAAATTGGTGAGTACGTCAAAGTTGTTAATGCGAAACCTGCTATTCCTTCATATAAAAACGGAGATATTTTCAAAGTAACTTATGTTACGGCATCAGGATGTATTTGCAAAAACTCTGACGGAGATACTGGATTATGGCACGAAGAGTACGTTGTCCTTGAAAACTACAAACCGGAGAAAGAACCGGAGAAGAAAGACGAAATCTGCGTGGGAGATACCGTAAAGGTTACGGATACTGGTAAGCAGTACACCACATACGATACATGGGATGGTCTTTTAGGATACGAACAGAATTTTGTAACAGATTCTTGTGTAAAAGAAGGAGACGAATACAAAGTTTTAAGAATTAAAGAACACGATAGGCTTGCAAGGACTCTTGCACTGATTCAGAATCCCAAGACAACCCAGGTATTCATCATTAACATTAATGGTCTTAAAAAAGTAGAAAGGTAGGAATGAGGTATGGCAGAAGAAAAGAAGCAGGAAGTAATGACACAGGAAAAGGCAGAGGTTAAAGAGAGCAGAAACAAAGTTACGGATTTCAGCCTTGGTATCTTCGGCACTTCAGACAACTTTATCATGGCTAATCAAATGGCAAAGGCACTTTCACAGTCTACACTAGTCCCTAAAGAATACCAGGGTAACACAGCAAACTGCATGATTGCTATTGACCTTGCAATAAGGATGAAGACAAGCCCGTTTTTGGTAATGCAGAATCTTGATGTTATACAAGGAAGACCTGCATGGAATGCAAAAGCTCTTATTGGCATGATAAATACAAGCCATAAATATGATTGCTCTTTACAGTTTGAAGAAAAAACGGACAACGAAGGTAAACCGTTTAGTTGTATGTGTTATGCAATAGAACATGGAAATAGAGTCAATGGACCCGTTGTGGACATGAACATGGCGAAAGATGAAGGATGGTTATCAAAGAACGGTAGTAAATGGAAGACTATGCCACAAGTAATGCTTGCGTATCGTGCAGCTTCATTCTTTTCAAGAAGATATTGTCCGGAAATTTCTATGGGTATTTATACATCTGAAGAAATCGTTGACGGTGACTTTAAGGAGTATCCTATGGAGAACGTGCAGGAGCAGGTTCAGAAAGAGATTTCACAGAATGCCAACACTGTACCGTTTGAGGAAGTCACCACGGACAGAACGGAACAGACCATTGCTAACGCAGAGACACCTGATTGCTTTAAGTAGGGAGGATAAAATATATGAAGAGGTTATACAAAATTTTTGTTATTTCAGTAATGATGTTTGTAATGGCACTTTGTGTATGCGGTTGTAGCACCGCTGATACGGTGAATTACAATCTCAATAAAGAAGCTGACGAGTTCAATGTGTACCGTAGAATCACGGTGACTAATGCAAGAACAGACATGATTATGTTGCAGGCAGAGGGATATATGGCTCTTAGCAATAACTCTGCTAATGAACTTGTCGTTACATTTAAAACTGGGGAAAACCAGTATTATAAGGACTACATTTACTTGAATGACTGGACTTGCTATGTGATGGAACAGGTAGAACCGAAATCTACGGACAAATACCATTATGAATTAGTGTTTTATCCTGATCGGCTTATTCCGGATATTGAGATTAAGTAGGAGGTTGCCATGAGAATTATATCGCAGGATGGAACAATTGATGTACCGTATGAAATCAGTTCTTTGAGCATGGCAGTCGGGAAATATGAGAATGTTGAATACGCAGCTATCTTTTGCCACAACTCTTCGACAGCAATGGGAACAAAAATGGCTGAATACAGTTCCAAAGAAAAAGCAAAGAAAGCTATGGAAATGCTTAGAGAAGCATACGTTAGTATGCCGATTCTTTTCCAAAATGTTGAAATTACAGAAGATGTGGTAAAACAGTTTGAAAAATTGAAAAATAGTGGAATTATAGTTCAAACCATGAACAATGAGCCATCAAAAGTTGAATATGTAAATAACTGCATATTTCAGTTTCCAAAAGATGACGAAATTGAGGTAGAAATATGAAGCTAAAATGTTTAGGTTCCGGTTCTTCCGGTAACTGCTATCTTCTGACGGCAGATAACGGTGAAACACTTTTACTGGATGCAGGACTTCCTATCATGGACATAAAACGTGGTCTTAACTGGAATATTAAGTGTGTTGTGGGTGCTATATGCACCCATACGCACAAAGACCACTCATTATCCGTAGCAGACCTTGAACACATGGGAATAAAAGTGTGGCAACCGCAGTCAGACCATTCAGAACGTGAAAGACAGATGGGAAAATTCCACATATTCTGCTTTCAAGTGCCGCACAATGGTACAGAGAACTACGGATTTTTGATTATGGTTGACGGTCAGAAATTGCTTTATCTGACAGACCTTGAATATTGTTCGTATGTGTTCAAAAAACAGCGGTTAGACCATATGCTGATTGAGTGCAACTATCAGAAGAAATATGTTGACATGGATGCACCTAATTACGTTCACAAGGTCAAAGGTCACTGCGAACTGGAGACTTGCAAAGGAATTGTCGAAGCGAACAAGTCAGATGCCTTGCAGAACGTCATATTGTGCCATTTAGGCGGTGATACAACAGATGCCGATGAATGTGTCGCAGAGGTCAAAAAGATTGCTCCTATGGCTCATGTGGACGTTGCACAGGGCGGTAAGGAATGGATTTTGAGGAATGGAAAGGAGTGCCCGTTTTGAGCAAAAGAGTATTAGATGCTTGTTGCGGAAGTAGAATGTTTTGGTTTGATAAGCAAAATCCGGATGTTGTTTTTGCAGATAACCGAGAACTGGAAACTGCTTTATGTGACGGAAGAAAATTACTTGTCAAGCCTGACATAAAAATGGATTTTCGGAATATGCCGTATGAAGATAACAGTTTCAAAGTCGTTGTTTTCGACCCACCACATTTGATTCATGCCGGAGAGAAATCTTGGCTACGGCAGAAATACGTAGTACTTCCGGAAGATTGGCCAACATACCTAAAGGCAGGATTCGATGAATGCATGAGAGTTTTAGAGCCGGACGGACTACTGATATTCAAATGGAATGAACAACAGATATCTTTTTCAAAGGTTCTGAAATTATTCGGACAAAATCCGTTACTTGGAGACCAAAGAGGTATGACAAGATGGGTAGTTTTTATGAAGTGATTAAAAAAGGAGAAGTGTGTATGAGTGGTGGAAGTTTTTGTTATTTGTGCTACAAAGATGTTTCTGAGTTAATGGAACCGTCAGGTATCTCCGAACTTGAAAGCATGGTTCAGCACTTACAGTCGTATGGTTACGAGGACATAGCACGAGATACACAGCGGTTGATTGAGTACATCCAGTCAGCAAGTATCAGAATTGAGGTTTTGAGTGAGAATCTTAACGGTGTTTTCCATGCGGTAGAGTGGCATGAGAGTGGAGATATTCGCAGAGATACAATGATTGCGGAACTGGAAAAGTACAGAAATGGTGGTGCGAATGGCTGACACATTTTATAGACCACTTACACCACAATTAAGAAGTGAAATAATGCAGAGCATTGATTCTAACATATCCGAACTGAATACCTGTCAAAACAATTATTTAGTCAATATGCAAAAGACAGGATATGGGGCATTGAGAAATATTATAAATGCTTTGCCGGACGGATATTTGATTCCATTTGAAAGGCGGTGAAGTGGTTGACTGATTGGAAGAATGTAGCAAAGGCAAAAGCCATTGAGAAAAAGAACCGTGAGCGCATACTGGCTGTCAATCCTCATGTGGACGAAAAAAGCGGAATCTATTTTCTGACACGGACGGATGAGGACGGTTTTCGATATGCATATATCGGGCAAGCGGTAAATCTGCTTTCAAGGCTTGCCGGACACCTTAAAGGCTATCAGCACATAGACCTGTCAATCAAAAGTCATGGTCTGTATTCCACGGACAACATCTACGGTTGGAAAATCGGCTTTATGCACTATCCGGCAGAAGAGTTAGATAAGTGGGAACAATACTGGATAAAGAAGTATGCTGACGGTGGTTACCAGCTTCGGAACAAAACGAGTGGTAGCCAGGGTGAGGGAAAGAAACAAATTGCAGATTACAAACCGCCCAAAGGCTACCGCGACGGCATCCAGCAAGGAAGAATCAACCTTGCAAGGGAACTGGCGAACATAGCCGACAAACATTTGGTTATCAGCCTTAAGCCGGAGAAACAGAACAATTCCATATCACAGAAGCAGTTTGCGAAGTTCATGGAACTTCTACATGGAGAAAAGGACGGTGAATAATATGAAAGTATATATTACAAGATATGCACTTAGTACTGGAATCATAGAAACTGACGATGCAGAGATTTGTTCAAATATTTCCGGAGATATGATAAGTTCTAAAAAATATGGATATTTTCACGGAAATGATTGGCACAAAAAGAAGGAAGACGCAGTTTTAAGGGCAGAAGTAATGAGAATAAAGAAAATTGAATCATTAAAAAAACAAATTGAAAAATTGGATAAAATGAAATTTTCTTTGTAGAGTTCAAGCATCACAGAACTTGGAGGTGATACATAAAATGCCAAAACGATATGACAATCCGCAGGAAATTTTGAAAATCATGCGGCAGACAGAACTTTTGAGACAGTCTGCGGAGAGAAGTCCATTCACCGGAATACTGACACTGTTCTGCTATACCTTGTGGAAAGACTACAAATACTCACAGACGAGACTTTCCAACTTTTGCGGTAAATTCACCGAGTACAATGAAAAGTACGAGAATGAGCCTTATACGGAGTTGCAGAGCAGTCTTAACGATTTTGCTGACTGGACGATTGAGTACAAGGAATTTACCGAAGCTGATTATCCACATTACAAGTCGGTTGTAGCGCAGAACTGCATCCGGGAACAGGTCAGATGTAACAACATTATCAATGAGTTGTCCACAAGGTACATCCTATATGGAATGGTAATTCTTATGGAAGATGGATTCGGTAAGAAGAAGTTGACGAATTTCAAGGATAAGTTTTCTGACCACATGGACAAAGCCGGAGACAAGTGCAACGGAAAGGATTTCATGGACTTGTGGAAAGAACTGGTGGAAAACACCGGAATCTATATAGAGAAGCCTATTTTTGAGTAAGGAGTTCTAAATGGCAGAAAAAAGAATGTTCAGCGCAAAAATAATTGAGAGTGATGCTTTTTTGGATATTCCTGCTACGGCTCAAATGCTTTATTTCCATATCTGTATGAACGCTGATGATGACGGATTTGTAAATAACCCACGGAAAATTATAAGGATGTGCGGAACTTCTGATGATGATTTGAAGATACTGATAGACAGCAGATTCCTTTTATCTTTCGACAGTGGTGTTGTACTGGTGAAACACTGGCGCATTCACAACTACATTCCACCGGATCGTTACAAGCCATCGTGCTACGTGGATGAAAAAAGCAAAATAGGTGTAAAGCTAAACGGAGCATACACCACAGACCCTAAAAAGATGATTTCTCCCGTAGAGGGAAACCCAAAGAAGCGTTGTTACGACAACGAAATCAAACTTGATAAGAGGTGATGCAAATGCAGATGACAGGCTATGAATTGTTGGCAAATTATGAAAAAGCGGAGGATAAGGACAAGCAGATTCAGATTCTTGCGGATTTGAACCACATCCCGGTTGACATGGTGTGTTTTGTGATTGACAACAGAGAAAAATTTGAAAATTTGGAAACAACATTATCCACAGAAGAATTTGCCAAGTGGTGCGAAACGGAACTTGACCGTGTGGATAATCACATCCATGCACAGGAAATATATTATAGAGAACTTTGCAATGTATACAGAATTGCAAGTACATACGGGAAAAGGAGTGCAAAATCGTGAGCAGAGGATTTCATAGCGAAGACGAATTATACAGTATGCAAAACAGTTCTATCGTGGGGCATTTTGACCACTGGAATCATATTCAATATGACTGCAGTTATCCTCAATTTGCAGAGAGACCGAGGATTGTGGAAAGGAGCAAGGATGGAGAGACTAACAACTAACAAGAATGTATCAGATATGGGAATGGTTGAACTGGCACTTAATTGCTGTTACATAGCAAAGGATGGAAGTGGCAGATACAGAGATTATGAGATTGATATGGGCGAAAGAGATTTCGTAAGAAAACTCACAACTACTTTGGTAGGAGAAGATTTGCCATTGCAAGACGAATCTTTTGACGAAGAAATGATGGACAACCTCGGGATTGACCCGCTTGCAGACGTAAGAGGTCTGATTGCGATATTCTACCGCAATATGTGGGCAATGGCTGAGTTGAGGGAAAAGCTGAAACGATACGAGGATGCCGAAGAGCAGGGATTGCTCCTGCGGTTACCGTGCAAGGTGGGAGATACATTATATTGTATAACTCCATATGTAAAAGAACCGATTATTGCAGCACACGTTTTACAAATGAATATCAAGCAGTTTTACAATAAAAGAATCATTGTAAGAATTGATGTCATGAATAAAATGGGTGAAAGCTGTTATTTCTTAGATGATATAGGTAAAAAAATATTTTTATCCAGAGAGGAAGCCGAAGCCAAACTGAAAGAAATGGAGGGTGCGGAATGAAGAGAGAAGAAGCTATTTACTGCTTAAAGGCTCAGAGTGAACGGTACTCAGAGGTTTGTGAAGAATGTCCTCTGTACGGGAAAACTGGAGTAGATCATTGCTGTGAGGATGCATTACAAATGGCAATCACCGCCTTGCAGAAGCAGCCGGTGTGGATTCCGGTAAGTGAAAGACTGCCGGAAGATTGTGTTCCTGTCAATATCACATGGGTAAACCACAATCCGGTTCCTTATTATGCAAGCATTAAAGATGTACCGTTTACAGCAACTGGTATCTGCTACAAGGGAAAATGGTACTGGTATTCGGTAGTATGTGAAGATTATCTCAAGGAATACGGATATTATGAACCTGATGTTGTTGATGATGAAATTGAAATCACAGCTTGGATGCCACTGCCGGAGCCGTACCTGGAAAGTGAGGAAGAAGATGGCAAAGTGTAAGAATTGCAAACATCTGCGTACCATGTACGACCGTAGAGATGAATCTTTTAAGTGGTGTGCATATATAAATGACAATCCACATGAGGACATAGAAAGAGACTGCGAGCACTACGTACCTATGACCAACGCAGACCGGATCAGGAGCATGACGGACGAGGAGTTGGCAATGGCGCTATTATGTGTCCTGCGGAATTTATTAAAAAGTGACAAGGTATGTAATGATTGTACGTTGGCATGTTTGCAGAAAGAAAGGGAGGAATGAGGATGCAGGATAGATATCTATTCCGTGGAAAACGAATTGATAACGGGGAATGGGTAATTGGAAATCGTATTGATGATGGTGTAACAGGACAAGTATTTATTCATGCAGTTGGTAACTCGGTAAATGAGAGTGATAAGGTCGGAGAAGAAGGGTGTTTGCAGTTTGTGGCATTTGAGGTAGCACCATCCACAATCTGCCAGTGCACAGGGCTTAAGGATAAGAACGGCAAACTGATCTGGGAGAATGATGTTGTAAAAGATCTCTTTAGTGACACATACGCACCAATTAGATATGGCAGTTATCAAAACTGTTTTGATAGCACAAAGGCAGAGCATATCGGATTTTATGTAGATTGGTCGGGGAAGTACACTAAAAATTACAGAAAAGATTTGGGTTATTTTATTCATATGGTTGATGCAGAGGCTATCGGCAACATATTTGACAATCCGGAGTTGTTAGAAAGTGAGGAATAGCATGAGTAAAGAACTTAAACCATGCCCGTTCTGCGGTGGAAAAGAAAGTTTGAATTACGAACGCATACCGGGAGAAGATAAAGGATTTTGGGCGCAGGTTATCTGCAATGTTTGTCACGGAAGAAGCGGCGGAACATGGGCGGGTTCTTATAATACTGCAGAGAGAATAGAAGTTAAAGCATGGAACAGGAGGGCGAACGATGTGATTAACAATATGTCGACCGCCTATGATGTGGACAAGGTTGTGCGACAGTTGGAAGCATACAGTAATGCAGATGAAGCAGAAAGACTTGGAACAATGCCCGTAGTGGAGCTTGCAGACGCAATTAAAATCGTGGAAGGCGGTGGAGTAGATGCGAAAACCGATTCCTAAATCCGTAAGGAAACAGGTGTATGCAAAATACAATGGGCATTGCGCTTATTGTGGCTGTGAAATACCGGAGAAAGGCTTTAATGTAGATCATTTGCATTGTCTTAGAAATTATGAGTACACCGAAGAATTTACCGGAATTGACGTACACGACATAAGCAATCTGATGCCGTCCTGCGGTTCATGCAATCGTTATAAATCAACAATGGATTTAGAAACATTCAGAAAACAGTTACAGAAGATACCGGACAGGCTGAAAAGAGATATATGCACATACAACATAGCATTGAGATACGGCATGGTGCAGGAAAACAGAGAACCTATAAAGTTTTATTTTGAAAGGGTAGGTGGAGTAGATGGCAATTAAACCAATTTTATTCAATACCGAGATGGTTCGGGCAATTATGGACGGACGGAAAAGTTGTACCAGACGGCTTGTGAAACCACAGCCGCAAGGCAGACTGTGCTATACATTCGCAGGGGGTGATTGCGGTACTTGGGGATATCCAAGCAAAACAGCATATGAAAACTGGGGAGATGAATACAAACTTCCAGAGGATATCACGGATGAAGAACTAAAAAGAAGGTGGAATCCACCATATCATACAGATGATATCCTTTATGTCCGAGAAACATGGGAACATTTTGAATGTTGTTGTTGTGAGGGAGACGAACATGGAAATTGTTACCGAGAACCACAACAGAGCGTCTTGAATAAAAGCTGTGGCTGTTATATGTACCGGGCAACAGATGAAATATATGGAGATGCAAGGTGGCACCCGTCAATCCACATGCCGAAAGAAGCCGCACGTATCTGGCTTAAGGTTACGGATGTGAGGGTGGAACGGTTGCAAGAATGCGGGAAAGGTTGGTGCTTGGATATTGAAAAAGAAGGAATTGTTACACCACAAGACCCAATTCTATATATCAATGATGATGCGTTCCATAAAGCACTTCGAGAGGAATTTCAGAAGTTGTGGGATTCCACCATTAAGAAATCCGACCTTGACCGCTATGGTTGGAATGCTAATCCGTGGGTGTGGGTTATCGAATTTGAAAGATGCAAGAAACCGGAGGAGGATAAACGATGCGATTGATTGATGCGGATGATTTTATAAAAAGGTTCCGCTACGGGGAGGCGGATTAGATGGCTAAGGCAATGGGTGTCAGCCCTATCACAGATACTATTTACTATGGCAATCTGAAAAATGATAAATGGGTAGGAAAAAAGGAAGACGTTACCCAAATGGCAATCAAGGCTGTTTTTGAGTGGTTTATGCACAAGCACGAACAGAACTGCCCTGATGGAGAGTATCAGATACGTTTTCCGGGAATACCATATGTGCTGACTATGAAGAAAGAAGAAAAAGGTGGAGCAGATGCAGAACATTGATTACACCGCCCTGTATGCCGATAATGCGGACTTTAAACGCTACGTTGACCGCTACTGCGTAAAGCACCGAATCAGCGTTGCAGAAGCCTTACAGCATTATCTGGTGCAGATGGCGGGCAGGATGTACAAGGAGCAGGCAGAAACGATTGTAAGAAAGGAATAACGAATGCCCGGTAAACCGGGTTGGTGCGCAGTGAATAGGGGTGGCGTACCGAAAAATTACAACACCGTGGCTATAAGGCTTATTGATAAGCGTATGTAGAGCAAACGAATGGTGATCCACGATACAGCATTTGTAGCGTGGTGTTATGGCAGAAAAGCTAAAGGTATGTTGGATCAGCGCAGGAGTATCATCCTTTATGGCGGGATACCTTGCAGGAGATGTTGATAAGTGGATTTACATTGACATTGCCGATCAACATGAGGATAGCATGAGATTTATCAGAGATTGCGAAAAGGCAATCGGAAAAGAAATTGAGGTATTAAAATCAGAGGAATATGGAAGTGTTGAGGAATGTGTAAGAGCGTTCGGAGGATTCCGGAGTCCTGCGAATGGTTTTGCACCATGTACTAACTGGCTAAAAAAGCGTGTCCGTAAGGAATGGGAACAGGATCATAAGCAATATGATCTTACCTATGTGTGGGGATTTGACCTGAGAGAGCGCAACCGGGCAGAGCGGACGGTAGAATCTAATCCACAAGCGGAGCATGAATTTCCACTGATTGACCGGAATCTGTCAAAGGAAGAGGTTCACGGACTGTTTGAAAGAACGTTTTCTTTCCCCCGACCGAAGATGTATGACCTTGGATATCCGAACAATAACTGCATCGGATGTGTCAAGGGTGGTATGGGGTATTGGAACAGGATCCGCAAGGACTTCCCGGAAGTGTTTGAGAGCCGGGCACAGTTGGAACGACTGGTTGGATATTCGATTTTGAAAGAGAGTGACGGGACGCCGTTATATCTTGACGAACTGGATCCCAACCGTGGAGATATGAACACAGAAATATTTCCGGATTGTGGAATCATGTGCTATTTAGCACAGAAATAAGAGAAAGGAGCCGTAATGGATTTTGGATATTACAACATGGATTGCATGGATGGGATGAAAGAGTTCCCGGATGGTTACTTTGACCTTGCAATTGTGGATCCACCGTATGGATTACATGAGCATGGTGGCAAAAATAGGAATACATATGTTAAACAGAAAAATGGAACAAAAACATACGTAAAGGACGGTCAGTACGAAAACAGAGGGTGGGACAATGAGCCACCCTCTAGGGAATACTTCGAGGAATTGTTTCGGGTATCCAAAAATCAGATTATATGGGGATGCAATTACTTTGATTTTACTTTGGCTGGCGGTCTTATCGTATGGGATAAATGCAATGATGGTTCTGACCAGTCGGATGCAGAGGTGGCATTCTGCAGTCTGACTAAAAGGATAGACATATTCCGGTATATGTGGCGTGGAATGTTTCAGGGAAAGTCCATTACTGAAGGAACTATTCAGCAGGGGAATAAGGCATTGAATGAAAAGCGTATCCACCCTACACAAAAACCAGTGGCACTATATGAATGGCTTCTGAACCGCTATGCAAAGCCCAGAGACATTATCTTGGACACTCATGTAGGCAGTGCTAGCAGCTTGATAGCCTGCTACAGAACCAACCATCCATATGTTGGCTTTGAACTGGACAAGCATTATTATGATTTGTCCAAAAAGAGATTAGATGCAGAAATGGCACAAATGCGATTATCTGATTTTATGCCGGAGGTAATGCCATGATCCAGTGCGAGGGGCAGTTGAGCCTTATGGATTTGCTTGCTCCAACAACAAATGAATTTAAGCCGGGAGACTGGATAGAGGCAGAGAATGTCGGCGAGCAACTTACCTTTGATGAGATTGCACAGATGATAAATCAGCTGATTGTCATGGATATGAGTACAGTGTCTCATGCATGGTACAAGGTTATAATGGTAGAGAAAATTGTGATGGTGGAGAACAATACCGTGCGCAGACTGGTTTACTACGACGGAAAAAGCCAGAGAGGTCTTGTTAATGAGTACTATTTTGACGAGACGATGCCGTTTCCAGTCAGAGCGTATAGGTTAAAAGAATAGCAGACCGGCCAGCTCCGGTTTGCGTAGGAGGCAGGCTATGACAGAGCATAATAAAAAGATCAGAGATAAGATCCTAAAGGCAATTATCTCTTACACCACGGAGCATGGATACCCTCCTACGCTCCGTGAGATTGGGAATGAGGTAGGGCTGCATAGCAGTAGTGCAGTCCACCAACATATAACATGGATGCTCGCAGATGGGATACTGGAGACAGATGCAGAGGGATCCCCGCGGGCAATACGGGTTCCTGGATATGAGTTTCAGCAAGTTACCGGCAAATTAAAATCTCCCGTAAACACGGGGCAGAAATCGAACTGGTAAAAAAATTTACTAGTTGGGCAAATGAACTACTGAGGAAAATTCGGTAGTTGGGAAAATTAGGATTTAGCGAAGGAGTTAAGTGAGAAATGTGGTCACACGATGAACAGAAAGAAATAAATGACAGCTACGCTGTTATGGCAAGAATAACGTGTAAATATTGTGGAGCAGTAGTACACAAATATGTGGAAAGCCATTATACAGGCGGTTCCAAGTGTGTGATATTGGCAAAGTACTGTAGATTTTGCGGTAATGCTCTTAGGATTTAGCAAAGGAGTTAACATTGATGATTTGAACCGAAATAGAGGGTCAGCCGTTTGACCGTTCAAGATGACCTTATAAACTTCTGAGACGGTACCACGATATTTATCCTTCTGCCGAAAAACGAAGGACGGTTTTGCTGTTTTTGCGATGAGAAAGCAGCATTTAAACTGAAATTTAGCAAAGGAGACTGGCTTATGAAGTTGTCAAAACTGACTAAGCCGGAACTTGATGAAATCTTCCGGAACGCCAATTTTACGGAAGAGGAAGAGAAAGTGTTTTGGGATTTGTCTAGGGGAATTTCTCAAAAAGAAATATCCTTTAGACATTCCATTTCTGTAACTACTGTAGAAAGAAGAGTAAGGTCTATAAAAAATAAGCTTAAGCGGTTAGAAGGTGATAGATTTGGAACTTTCTAATATGGAAATATTGCAATATGCCGTTAGCAATGGTATGATTGACACGGAATCTTTGCAAAAAAGCATTGAAATGAAAAAGAAAGAAGAGTATCTAAAGAAACATCAATACGCAATCAACAAAGGCAAAGACGGATACTGGAGAACTTATTTGCCGGATGAGGAAAAAGGAAGGAGACTTGTAAAAAAGAAAAGCGAGGAAGATCTCAAAGAAGAAGTTATTAAGTTTTACTACCAAAAAGAGCAAAATCCAACAGTTACAGAAGTGTTTTACGAATGTGAAGACCGAAGATTGTATCTTAAAAAGATATGCAAAGCAACATACGATAGAGATGAGAGATATTTTCTAAGACACTATGGAGAGTTAGGTAAGCGAAGAATAAAATCAATATCAGAAGATGAATGGGGGGATTTTTTAGAGGAAGAAATTGCCGATAAAGAGTTGACACCTAAATCTTTTTCCGGTCTAAAAGGAATTACAAGAACCTTCCTTAAACGGGCGAAAAAACGTAAACTTATTGATTTTAATATTGTAGAACTTTTTGAGAATCTTGACGTATCTGATAGTGATTTTAAAAAAGTAATAAAGGAAGACTATGAAGAGGTATTCGACGAATATGAAACGGATGTAATGATTAAATATCTTGTCAACCACCTTGACACTTCTAATATTGCTATATTGCTTATGTTTTTAACTGGTGTGCGTATCGGAGAAGTTGTAACATTAAGACATTCCGATTTTTTTGATAATACTTTTAACGTTCGCAGAACGGAGACGAAGTATAAAGACGAAAACGGAAACAATGTTGTTGAAGTAAAAGAGTATCCTAAAACTAAGGCAGGAATCAGAACAGCAATTATACCGAATGATTATGTATGGATTTGTGATAAAATAAAGTACATGAATCCATTTGGAGATTACATTTTTACCAAAAATGATATCAGGGTTACTGCACAGGCGGTTAGGCAAAGGCAAAAAAGGCTTTGCAGAAAATTGAAAATTTATCCAAAGCCACCGCACAAAGTAAGAAAGACATATGGAACTATTCTTATGGATAACAATGTAGACAAAAGACTTGTTATGGATCAGATGGGGCATACAGATATTATGACTTCAGAAATACACTATCATAGGAATAGGAAAACCATTGAAAAGAAATCGTCTATTTTGAGTAGTATCCCAGATTTACAGGCAAGGTGA